CAGGGCAAACGGCGATTGCGTTCTGCTGCAGCGTGGCGCACGCGGAGGCTGTGGCTGACCTGTTCCAGCGCAATGGCATTGCCGCGGCCAGTATTGACGGCAGCATGGACACCGCCACCAGGCGCCAGCTACTGAGCGACCTCGGCGCTGGCAGGCTGAAAGTGCTCACCAGTTGCGCATTGATCGGCGAAGGCGTGGACGTACCAAGCGTTGGTGGTTGCATCCTGCTGCGCCCTACCGCATCCGTGGCGCTGCACCTGCAGATGATCGGCCGGTGCTTGCGCCCGCAGCATGGCAAGCGCGCGGTGGTACTGGATCATGTCGGCAACACGCTCCGGCTTGGTCACCACCTAGAGCCACGCGACTGGACGCTCGATGGGCTGCGCAAACGCGACCGCGAGAAGGCGCCCAGCGTCAAGGTGTGCCCGCAGTGCTTTGCCACTAGCGCCAGTGCAGTGCAGACATGCCGCGAATGCGGTCATGTGTTTGCGCCACAAGAGCGGCGGGAGTTGCAGCAGGTAGATGGTGAGTTGGTGGAGATGGTGGCACGCGCCCGCAAACGCGAGCAAGGCGGCGCTCAAACACTGCAGCAGTTGATCGCACTGGGCCAGCAGCGTGGCTACAAAAACCCCGTGGCATGGGCTAAGCATGTGCTGGCCGCACGCCAGACCAAGGGGCAGTGGAGCAAAATCAAATGAGCAAGTTTTGCATTGAGCTAAAAAATTCCGATCTTGCGGAAATTGTTGATCAAGTTTGCGCCGCATGGTACGAAGCAAATAGCAAAACGCAAATTGAAATAACCGCTAATTGGGCAGAAAAATTACGCAATCAAATAAAAGCGAAGCACGGCAAGGGATGGGGGCTTGATGGCGTAGGCGAAAGTCAATTCAATCCCCACGGAAAATGCAGGCTACAGTACAAAAAAACAAACCATCAAAGAGTTGGCATTGTTTTACCAATTCATTGGCGCCCGGAGAATTTTGACGAAATTTTCCGGATGGCTGATGCCGTTATAACTGTCTTTCTTGCCAATGATTTATCCTTGAAAGAAGCTTTTAAGACCGTAATTGACCGAGCAAACCATCCAGCAACAGATCCGCATCGCCTGCAGCCGCGGCCAGACCAGGCTCTTCCGCAATAACACCGGCACTTTGCGTGATCAGCACGGCAGACCGGTGCAGTTTGGGCTGTGCAAGGGCAGCGCCGATCTGATCGGCTGGCGCACGATCACGATCACACCGGAGATGGTCGGGCAGCAGGTGGCAGTGTTCCTGTCCATCGAGGTGAAGACGCCAACCGGCAGGCTGCGACCTGAGCAGCAGCAGTGGCTGGATGCTGTCCAGTCGGCTGGTGGCATTGCAGGCGTGGCGCGCAGCGTGGAGGATGCTGAGCGGTTGACCACGGTTGCACATGGTGTATAGTGCCGCCTGGCACACCACTTAACTCGAGCATCATGCGTGCACTGATCACTGCAGCAATCCTGCTGCTGTCGCCCGCTCAAGCCCGGCAGGTGACTGCCACCGTCTACGACGGCTGGTATCACGGGCGCACCACGTACTGCGGTGGTACCTACCGCCACTGGGGCGTGAGCGCTGCGCATCCATGGCTGCCATGCGGCACACGCGTCACGGTGCACCATCGCGGTCGCACGCTGACGGTGCCAGTGACTGACCGCTGCGACTGCGGCTCACTGGATCTCAGCGCCGGCGCTGCGCATCGCCTAGGCGTTCCGCTCGATGGCATCGCCATTGTGTCGATCCGTTACTAGGCACGGTTGACCACGGCTGCGCATGGTGTAGGATATGGGGACAGGAGGCGAGAGCTTCCACCCCACACCGAGAGACATGCACGCTTCCGTGTTCCAGCTCAAAGCCCAAGCCGTTGAGACCGGCACCACCGTCTTTCACGACGGACTGCAGATCACGCCCGAAGGCAAGTACTGCATTTGCGGTCGGTTCTGCACCTTAAACGAGGCGATCATGTACCTCGGCAACCGCGCAGTGACCCGCGCCAAGACTGCAGCCTGACCCCACGCGGCCCGCCGGAGCCGCACCCAATCCGGCAACCACACATTGCGACCCCAACCATGATTGCAACTGCACTGCTGATCATCTGGAAGCTGCTACTACCACTGCTGGTAGTAGTCGCCGTGATCGACTGGCTTACCGCTTCAGATGACCGCCGCATCCGCGTACTGCGCCGCACTGGCTTGAGCCAGAAGCGCATCGCTGATCGCCTGAACCTGTCCACCTACCGCGTCCGCAAGGCGCTGATGGCATGAAAACAATCCTCGCCTTACTGCTGCTGACTGCCCCCGCCATGGCGCAGTCAATCGACCCCATCGCCTACGGCAAGCGCTTCTGCCAGCTCAGCGCCATGGGTGTTGAGCAAGATGCTGCCCGCCGCGCTGCGGTGAAGCACGCCTACATCGGCACACGCAACGCAGCAGACCTAAACGCTGATGCCACAGCAGCAGCCAAATACGTCATCAACACCTGCCCGGACGCACTCGAATGAACAACCTCAACCGCCTCGCCGTGCTGGCGATCATCTTCGGCGTCTGGGCAATGGCTTATGACACCGGTCGCCAGCAACCTGCCTACAGCCATCACGCCTGCCAAGAGCAACTCAAGCCGTGACTGATTCCGACATCTACTGGACCTTTGCCACCGCCTACCAGCACGGCGGTGGTTTCTTCCAAGCGCTAGCACACGCTGGCCTGAAAGCTGATCCCGGCAACAAGCGCCGCCTGCTGGATGCATTCCCTGAGCTGGTCGCCACCTACGGCACCGCCAGCCGGATGCACCGCCAACTGCGTAGTGGGGCATCGGTGTGACTTCTAAAGCTTGGATTGTCGATCGCGCTCCTGCGACCGAAGACGTTGACAGGGATGGCAGGATTCAAATACCTGTCGAGCCATCCGATCCGTTCAGCAAAGGCACCGCTGTGTCTGTGAGTTGTTGGCATGAAGGACTGCCATGGCGCAGAACCCATAAAGGGTCGGCAAAACAGACGCAAAACGTCACCAGCAAATCCTGTGAAACCTGCATCTTTTTTCGTAAATGGTCGAAACCTGGCGGCGAATGCCGCCGCAATGCGCCGCAAGCCGTGATGGTGCACGCCGACATCGACGACAGCGAGCACATTGCGTACTGGCCTGGCGTTGATCCGTCTGACTGGTGCGGCGAATGGGAGGCAAAACAATGACGCTATCCAATGAGCAGTATCACGCCGACCCAGCCGTCAGCGCCAGCCACCTGCACGCGATCGCTCAGTCTCCCTACCACTACTGGAGTCGCTACCTCGACCCAAACCGCAGCGCTCCAGAGCCGACTGCCGCCATGCGGCTGGGCTCACTGGTGCATTGCGCAGTGCTTGAGCCGGATGAGCTACAAGCCCGCTATGGCGTCTGCGGTCCACGCAATACCAAAGCCGGCAAGGAGCAAGCAGAGCGCATGGCTGCTGATGGCATTGAAGCCGTCACTCAGTCCGACATGGCACTGGCGCTCAGCATGGCTGCCAGCGTCCGCGTGCATCCTGCTGCTGCTGCACTGCTCGCCAACGGCAAGGCTGAGCAGTCCTTTTGGTGGGATGACTCAACCACAGGTCTGCGGTGCAAGTGCCGCCCCGACTGGTACGCCGGTGCCACTGTGGTGGATCTCAAGACCACCACCGACGCCAGCCCAGCCGGCTTTGCCCGTAGCGTCGCCACCTTCCGCTACCATGTGCAAGCCAGCCACTACCTAGCTGGTCTGCACGGCGCTGAGCGGTTTGTATTCATTGCCGTTGAAAAGACTGCGCCATATGCGGTTGCGGTCTACGAGCTTGACGCCGCGGCCATGGCTGCTGGTGACGAGCTGCGGCAGCGCGACATGCGCATGATCGCCGACTGCCAAGCCACCAAGGAGTGGCCTGGTTACGGCGATGACTGCCAAACACTCAGCCTGCCTTCATGGGCTCTAACTGCCAACCCAACTATCACATCTGATGACTTCTAGCATCACGCTCTGGACACCAGAGCAAGCGCAGCTGATTTCAACCACCATTGCGCCAGGCTGCAGCAACGACGAGTTGCGGCTATTTGCCTACGCCTGCCAGCGCACTGGCCTTGATCCATTCAGCAAGCAGATCTACGCCATCAAGCGTGGCGGCAAGATGACCATTCAAGCCGGCATTGACGGCTTGCGTGCCATTGCGGAGCGCACTGGGCAGCTTGATGGATCGGAAACCTACTGGTGTGGTGACGACGGCCAGTGGACTGACGTATGGCTTGGCAGCAAGCCACCTGCTGCAGCCAAGACCATCATCCACCGCAAGGGCAGCCAGCATCCATTTGTTGGTGTTGCGCGCTTTGCTGACTACAACGCCGGCCAAGGCTTGTGGAGCAAGATGGGCGCCGCGATGATCGCCAAGTGCTCTGAGGCATTGGCACTGCGCAAGGCATTTCCTGCTGATCTCAGCGGCGTCTACAGCACTGATGAGATGCAGCAAGCGGAAGTGGAGCCTGTAACGGTGACCACCACTGCACCTGCACTGCCCGCCAAGCCTGCAGGTGATGCCAAGCTGTTCCAAGCCGGCAAGGCTGCAATCGCCAAGGCTGACACGCTGGACAAGCTGCAGGAGGTGGTTGCCCGCATGGAGAAGCGCAAGCCTGACCTGAGCGATGAGCAGAACCAGCAGCTTATGGAGCTAGCACTCGCCAAGGAGGGTGAGCTAGCACCTGCCACCGAGGATCCGTTCGCTGATGACTGAGCCATTCTTGACCACAGATGAACTGGCGGCACGTTGGGGGCTAAAGCCAGCAGCCATCAAAAACCAACGCGCACGCGGCATTGGCCCCGCCTATGTCACTGCGCCACGTATTGGATTGCCAGCCGGCACACCACGCGTGCGCTATCCCCTTGCTCAGGTCTTGGCTTTTGAAGAAGCCAATGGCATCACACCACTGGATTGAAAATGAGTCTCTACGCAACTGGCATCATTCGCATCATCTCTGATCCGCAACTGCGTGCCTTTGAATCCGGCACGATGGTTGCCAACTTCGCTGGCGGCATCCAGGAAGGCAAAGACAAAGATGGCAACTGGATCAACAATGCCATCGACTGTGAGGTATGGGGCAAGTCCGCAGAGGTGATCGTCGACAAGCTCAAGAAAGGCGACAGCATCCTCGCCAGCGGTGCAGTACGCCGGCAAGAATGGAATGACAAGGAGACTGGCGCCAAGCGCAGCAAGCACGTGCTCAGCGTTCAGCGCTTTGAGTTCATGCCACGCGCTGCAGCCACCACCAGCGAGGAGGCTGTGTTCTGATGAATCAAACCGCCCTTGATGCTGCATTCAAGGAGTGGTGGGAGGCGTCCTACGGGCGCCCTCCCGGCACCCATGCAGTGATGACGCACGTGGCTTTTGCCGCGCATATCCTTGAACTTTTGGAGCTGATGCAAGATGATCAATCACAAAACTGAGCAGCGCCGCGATGATTACCTGCAGTGGCTGTATGAGCAAAGCGGCCGCACTTGCAGCACCTACACCGGCTTGTACCAGCAGCGCATTGCTGAGCTGATTAAGCGCGACATGACGGAGGCATTGGGCGATGAGTGATCTAGTCAACCATCCACCGCATTACAAGCACAGCGATATTGAGTGCATCCATGCCATTAAGGCAGCCCTCGGTGATGACGGATTCCGTGCTTATTGCAAAGGCAATGTCATCAAATACTTATGGCGTGCTGAGCATAAGGGCAATGCCGACCAGGATTACGGCAAAGCCGACTGGTACATGCGACGTTTGCTGTTGCATGTAGATGAGTGATCCGTTTAAGCGCGGCGAGCAAAACTACGCCGCGTTTCTAACTGAAGACCACGTGCGCGAGCTGCGCCAGTTACGCGTTGCTGGCAGTAGCTATAGCCAACTAGCTGAACGCTACGGCATCGACAAGAAACACGCATGGCGCATCTGCCAACGCATTGCATGGAGCTGGCTTGAATGACTCAAGAACACCCGATTACTCCGCCTCAAACTCAAGAGCTTCGAATCACTAATCAATCTTGGGCGGTTTATCAGCCTCCGAAGGTCATCTGCCCCAAGCACGGCACTCACCCTCACACGATTAGCAGCAACATCCTTGGCCATGAAGGCACTTGGTGCATGTTGTGCGCTTTGGAGCGACTAGGCCCTTCGCTTCCTACAGTCAATGACTGACTCTGAGGAACAATGAAACTCACGGCACATCAACTTGCGCTCATTGTCGACACGCTCAACCACTCTTTAATGGTGTCAAACTGGAACGGCTACTACACTGCCAAATCAAGGGAAAAAGTCAGGGATAGTATTGCCATGATCATGGAAGAAATGAGCGTGGAAATTGTTACCGGCAACGCAAACTTTACTGTTGACGCTGATGCAGGGATTTGAGATGACTAACAACAATCACACGATCACCCCACCGCCGGAGCTGGTGCAGCAGTGGGTGGCCGAAATCTGGCATGAAGGAACACCAGTTCGAGTTGCATTGAGCGAAGAACACATCGCCACCCGTGCCGCTCAATGGGGCGCCGACCAGGAGCTGGAAGCTTGCATCGACTGGATGAAGCGTATGGGGTACTGGGGCGATGACGGCAAAGCCATTCCGGCTTTCCGCGCTGCCAGACGCCCCAAGCCGCTGAGCTTAAAGGAGCAGGCGCTGGAGGAAGTAGGTGTCTTTGAGGGCATGGGTACATGCAACATCGACATCATCCGCCGCGCTCTTGAATCCTTACCATGACTTATCCCTCTTACTGTTGCCCCAAATGCGGTGAGCAGCTTGGCTGGTTAGGGAGACTATTCAATGCGGCTTTACCTTGTTGGCACAAATGCAAAATCACTTAGTCAACATCACTTCTCACAATGACTGAACTTTCACCCGCTGCACTTGCCGTTTGGGAGTATTTCAACCAAGACGAAGCCGGGGCCTTTGTGGATTATGGCTACAAGATAGCTGCTGTGCTGAGGATTGTGGCAGATCAAACAATTAACAGACAATGGAGTACAGAAATGGATGAACTCTATAAAGAGATTTACGCCATCGCCGCCGAACTTGAAGCCAAGTAGTCCGATCACTTAACCACTCCACCAAATGACCATCCTCTGCGACTACGAAATCAAAGCGCTGTGCACCGATGGCATGGTGCCAAACTATGACGAGGCATTGATCAACCCTGCCAGCCTTGACCTACGGCTAGGTGACACGATCATGATCGAGTCTGCGGAGAACCTAGACATGCGACCGCTCAGCATTGCAGGGCGCACTGCGGACAATCCCTACGAGCTGAAGCCTGGACAGTTCATCCTTGCTCAGACCATCGAGGTGTTCAACATGCCGGAGAACATCGCTGGATTGTTCTTCCTCAAGTCAAGCCGCGCACGGGAAGGGTACGAGAACCTGCACGCTGGATACGCAGATCCTGGTTGGCATGGCAGCGTGTTGACATTGGAGCTGAAGAACTCGCGCCAGATCTTGCCATTGCCGCTATGGCCTGGCTTGAAGATCGGGCAGATGGTGTTCTTCCGCATGAGTCAGCAGCCAGTAACCAGCTACAGCGTCACCGGGCACTACAACCTAGATCTCACGACGACGCCCTCTAAGCAGTTCCTCGGCTAGGTCTAGGTGCCATTGCTCCACGCCTGCCGGTGGCGCTGCGGCAGCCTCTTGCACTAGCCAGTGGATTTGCGACCGCTGGCTAGCTTCTTGCTCTGCCAACAGCAGTGCATACTCCAGCAATCCGCTCCAATCTGCTGCAGCATGTAACGCACGCAACTGCGCAGCGTTGGCAGCTCCGTGGAATTGTGCTTCCATTGTATGTTCTAACGGATTCATCATGTCTGACGCCATTGGAGACTACTTGAACAATATCGCGCGTTATCCACTGCTAACGCCGCAGCAAGAGATACAACTTGGAAGGCGCGTCGCAAAGTGGAAGGAATTAAAAAACCTTGAGCGACCATTAACAACGCAAGAACGCCGCGAGTTTCGCAGTGGCGAACGCGCTCGCCAGCGATTCATGCAATCCAACTTGCAGCTTGTTGTGCATGTAGCGCGTAAATACAGCAAGCGCAATACGCAAACACTGGACATGCTTGACCTCATCCAAGAGGGCAACATTGGTCTTGCGCGCGCCGTGGAGCTATTTGATTACAGCCGCGGTTACAAGTTCAGCACTTACGCCTACTGGTGGATCAGGCAGGCGATCGGTCGTGCATTGGTGCAATACGACCCAATCATCAGGCTGCCGCTTGGCGTGCATGAGATGCTGACCAAGCTCAACAAGACTGCGCAGCAGTTTGCGCAGCAGCATGGCCGCACGGCAACCATGGCAGAACTTGCCGCGGTGCTTGAAGTATCGCCTAGCGTCATCTCTGACACCTTGCGGCAGGCGTATCGAGTGACAAGCCTCGACAAGCCAGCGCAGGAGGATTCATCCAACATCTTGGATCTGATCGCTGATGAAAAGCAATATGACGTTGAATATGACTGGCAGGTTGAAATCATCCGTGACTACTGCGAGGAGTATCTAGATGATCGGACGCGTGAAATCATCTATGCACGCAACAGCCGCAATCCTGTGCCATGGAATGACCTAGAGCAGCGCCTTGGCATTTCGCGCGGTCGCATGTGCGAATTGCAGAAGCGTGGCGTCAACCGCCTTCGTATGCTGATAGGCAACCCACTGGCAGGCACACCACTTGGGTCCAACAATAAAGAAAGTCGGCAATCTATGGAGAGTCTGCCTAGCTGGGATGTGTAAAGATCACCAGCAAGAATGGCAGGCTAAGGTGTTCTATCATCAGATGCTTGAATCCAGCGCAGCACAGCAATCTCACGATCAAGCAGATAGCAATCCTGCCGATTGAACCAGTCGCGCCATTCCTCGCTGCCTTTACGGCGATTGCATGGGCGACATGCTGGCACTAGGTTTGTTGTTACCGTAGCGCCGCCTTTATGGCGTGGCTTGACGTGATCTAGCGTGTCTGCAGGTTCACCGCAGTACGCGCATTGATGTTGCCACGCTTCAAATATCTGCTGTCTGAATTTATGTTTTGCACTGCGTTTTGGGATGAGGTTGGTGCCATCAATGCAATGATCCACGCAGTGGAATCAGTAGTCCCATCGTACACGCGGTCTGCCTCGCCTCATGCCAAGATGCACAAACCCTTTTGGCGCACCGTAACCCAAGCTGTATGGCCAATTTGCATCACACCATTCCTGCACGTGGTTGATGTTGACCTCACGAATGTAGAAGTCAACAGCACCTACATCAGGTGCATCGTATAGATGCTCGCTGCCACTGGCGCCGCCTACCGCTGCATTGATGGCACGCGGACGGTAGCCGCTGGTGATGATTACAGGCTTGCCGCCAAACTTGACGCGCGCACGCTCTAGGAATGCCGCTAGCTCTGCTGCAGTGTCGAGCTGGTATTGATGGTCAAAACGTCGTGCCTCTTGGAACAATGCAAACTCACCAAGCTGCACATGCGGCGTGATGCGCGCAGTAAATGCACTGTTTGGCGTCAGCTTGGCTGGGTTTTGCTGCTGCTCGCCAGCCCATAGCCTGCCTTCTGCGCGGCGACGCCGCAGCAATCCAGCCTCGACGTTGCTGCCTGGGTTGCGGTACAACTCCATCGCTGCGGGCACTGCCCGCCAATCCTTGCCAGCAAGTGCCTTGCTGATGGTGTCAAAGCCAGTGCTGCCGTAAAAGCCAGCGCCAAGGTTGTAGGCAAACGACAGTAGCGCGCATTGCTTGTTGCCGCTCATCTCATTCCAAAACGGCACACTGCTGCGCAACTTGGATGCAATGCGTTCAACCTCAAGGTCCAGCAACTGATCAGCGTCGATCACGGTGATCTTGTCGCCGCGTTGCACCTTACGCCCATCTGAGTAGCGCGTGGTGCCATAGCCGATGGTTGCGACATCCCATCCATGCAGCGGATCGGGATAGGCGCTAAGGTGCACACCTTCAAACTCCTTGATGAGCTTGACTGCTGCGCCGTAGTCATGCAGCTTGCCGCCAGCCTGCCAGGTCTTATACCAAGGCTGATCCCTGTCAAAGACCTGCGGCGCAACCTTTAATAGCTCCGCCTCAAGTTCAGACACGGCAGCCATTTGATGTGGCGTGCCGTGCTTGTAATACTTAAACAGATCTGACAGCTTGATCATTTGCGTGGCTTGATGGTCTTCAGCACTTGAAAGACAAGCTGAATGATGCCATTGCTCTTGAGTGGCGACAGAGCAATCAACTCAGATGCTGCTGCGACAATGATCCAAAATGCAGGATGCTGGAGGAAATCCATGGCTAGGTATGTGGCCTTGCCTCTAGCTTAGAGACCCTTTGCTCAACAGTATTCAACCGCGTGAATGTTTCCTTGCGGTCTTCTTTGATGTCAGTGTGCAATACCTCAAGCTGTGTTGCAATGTGCTCTACAGCGCTTGTAAGCCGAATCACTGCATCGCGCGCTTCGTCATTGCGGCGGCTGAATCCCGCTGCACCCATCGCAGCCACGCTGATGGACGCTCCAGCAACAGCAGCGATGATTTCAACCATGAACCTAGGCTAGCGCCCCTGTCCGCGTAGAGGTTTCTTGCCGCGGCGGCGTGGCCTGCTGTGCTGCCCCATGCCTTGGCTGGTGGTCTTCTGTGGTCCGGGTTGGTGCTCAATGCGAGCAGTGCCGGTCTTGCTGCGTACTGCCATGGTTGCTAGTATTAATGCCTAGACCTTTTCTGAGGATCTAGGCGGTACCGTAGCGGCAGGCTGCGGTGAGGCCGGCACCGCGTGAGGACCGGCCACCTGCCACCCTATTACCAAGGCACACCAGCAGCCTTGCTGGGGCTGTGCTGTTCATCGAGCTGGGCTTGCAGTGCCGCCTCGATCTCGGCAACCTTCTCATCGCCGCCGAGGGCTTCTTTGACCCAGCCGATCACCAGCTCTTCGGTCAGGTCGGCGTAGGGGATCAGGTTTTCGGGGCGCTCGAAGCCGATGCTGCCATAGGCGGAGCTGGAGTAGGTGCCGTCATTGGCGCTCACGGTGTAGTGGGCGACGAAAACGAAACCGTCTGCGGTCTCCCTTTCGAGGTTGGCGACGGCCCAGGTGAATGTAGTAACCATGAGAGTGGTGGTGATGGCGTAAGGCTAGCAGCGGTCAATGTGGATGACCGACAGGACAACTTACGGCCATGTGCTGATCGCAGTTCGCTTCCATGTATTCGTTGCAGTGCAAACGTAGATGTAGTCAGCATCCCAGCAGATTTCACCAGCGGTGCCAGTATCTGATGCGGATGATGGTGTCTTGGCAGTTGCAACTCTAATGCGGTTTCCGTTCACTTGAAGCAATGCGCCGCCACTGTCAGAGCTGGTACCAACTAAGAGCCTGCCGGAGCTGTCGAGACGCATCTTTTCCGCAAAGCTGCTGTCAAGAACTGCTAAAAGAGCGTCAGACTGTGCACCTAACCAACTATGTCCTGTACCGCTATCTGTACGCTCTAATCGCAACTGAGCAAGGGTAGAACTTGCTGCTGCTCGAATTTGACCGCTTACATCTAGTGCGTAACTAGGGCTCGTGGTGCCAATGCCGACGTTGCCTGAGGAGTCGATGCGAAGGCGTTCAGTTAAACCAGTGCCAGATGTGACTGCTGTAGAAGCCACGATAGTGAACGTAGTATCACTGCCAGTTACAAGAAAGCCGCTATTTGTACTGTTTGTAAGACCCAATGAAGCGGCGGCGCTTGTGCCCGCATTACGCTCTATCGTCGCTGTTGGAAAACCACCGTAAGTGTGTAGAACGGTATCAGGTGAACTAGTCCCAATGCCCACAAGCCCTGCCGAGGTGATGCGCAGGCGTTCGGAGCCGTTTGTAGCAAAATACATCGCTGCATTTGCTCGCTGAAATAGCGTCGCTACACCGCTGCCGTCTTGACCGATAGCAAATCCACTTGAGCCGACCGTATTCCCATTGCCAGCGAACTCAATCAATCCTGGAAGACTGCTGCCGCGTGCGCCGCCAAGCAAAGTATTTGCAACGGGAGTGATGCCTAATCCAACATTCCCACTCGCATCAACAAACAGCCGCCCAGTGCCGCCAGTGGATAGCGCAACGCCATTCGCGCCAGTGCTGTAGAGCCCGCTATCGGGGTCGCTCTCAAACGCAAAACCAGGCGCACCAGCCGTGCCGTCAGGCGCACCACGCAGCAGCTCTTCAATCGTGATGCGCTTGTTCTTGTTGGCCGCCGATGCCTCGCTGATATCAACGATTGGCAGGTAGTCACCTGATGCAGGCGTCGTAAGCGCTGTCAGGTCAGAAATCTTACGGTCAGCCATTGGTGGTCAGTATCGTGCCTTTAGTTTAAGACCAGCCGCCTACATTGGTATTTGCACCTGCTGCACCGATCGGTCGCAGCTTGATGTACGAGCCTGCGTTGGTGGTAAATACAGGTGTTGCGCTGCTGAATGTCACCTGCGGCGTGAAGGTAGTGGCGGAGTTGACCGAGATGGTGCCCTTGGCTTGGATGTTGAAGTAGTCGTTGGCGAGGCTTGTTGTTAATTGTGTTGCGGCTGTGGTTGATAGGAATCCCATTCCGTCTGGTGTTGCTCCAATAGTGCTGCCAGGATCCTCATCCCATGTGACGATGTATTGATAGTGGAAGTTATTCGGTGCATTGCCGCAAGCGAAGCCAATGCTGACATTCACTGATGTGGCATTCGGATCACACTTCAGCATCGCCACCATCTCAAACTCATAGACGGTGCTCGCTAGCAGGCTGCAGCCAACGCCAAAAATGCTCTGCGCAGTATTGACACCAGCCAGCAGCAGGTCAGAGTTCAACCTAAACAAATGTGATGGCGCAAGACCAAGGAATGGGTAGGTGGTATTGCCAACCGTCACCCATCCATCATTGGCGCCATTGCGCATGTACAGCGTCGCCGGTGCATCCGTATCAACCCACCACATGTAGGCATACGCATCTGTGTCAGCCGTGACGCCAGGTGCAGTAGCAAGGCTGTTGTTGGTGGCAAGTGCCATCAACGCTTCGTTCAGATCGCTGCGGAACGACGCGCCAGCTTGGTTGCCGATGACGAAGCTGTTTTCAGTAGCTACTGCAGGGGTGTGTTGTGGCATCAGATGATCTCCTTGCCGTAACCGACGGCGGTGTATTGAAAGTCTCGCACGGCAGGTTTGTCGTTCTTGTCGTGGATCACAAGATCAACGCCAGTGCGGGTCAGTGTATCCAGTGTAAAGTAATCGCCTGATTCTGCGTTGAAGATCGTGATACCCATTGTTGGTGCTTGGTAGAACGGATCCACGAAGGTAATCAAGAACGGTCCAGCAACAGTACCAGTACCAGTACCTGGCCCTGTAGCCGTGAACTTGGTGCCGATGTTGTTGTTTGCTGCACCGATCAGCGTGAAGTCAGTCGTGCCAACCGAAACGATGGTGTAATCACGTCCGGCTTGAATCTCTGCTGCAGTATTCAACGTGTCGTGAACATCAGACTGCTCAGTGCGTTGCTGCATTTCAACTGCCACCGAAGCATTGGTGATCACCGGCGTTTGCGTTTCATCCGTGGTGCTAGCAACCACGCGGAACTGAAATGCCCTGCCGCGCACTGTGGCATTGGCGAAGTCGCGCCAGTCGCTCCAGTCTGGGGTGCCGCTTGGATCATCTGTGGTTGTACGTACTTCCATTGCAGCATTGACGCGATCGCCTAGGTCGTCGATCGTGCTCCAAGTGTCGATCAAAGCATCCTTGGTATCCCACAATGCACCAGGGATATAGCTGCTGACAGTTAGTGTCCGCCGCAGATTGATGTCATAGACCTGCGATAGATCCAGCGCTGTTGGGTTCAGTAGATAGCTGCCCGTCTCAACAGATCCACCGACGTTATCAATCGACTCCATCCCATCCCAGTTGCCGTCTTGCGCCATATCATCAACCCAGATGTCATTGGTCAGCGAGACACCGTTTAGCGCAGGGTCGTAGTAAGTGTTGTCGAATGATCCAGTGAACGGCGGATGCGTGATGGTTTGCACCGCCAGCCGCGGCAATGGTTCTGGCAGATCAACGATGATCGACGCCGCCGCAGTAGAACGGTTGCCGGTGTCATCTTCAAACTTGATTAGGTAGGTGCCTTCCAGCAATGGCACCTGCTTCTGCGTTTGACCGCCAGCAGCGGCAGCCACGATCTCTTGCGCATTTTCCCAAACTGCACCCGACAGCGTTGCTTGGTGCCTGATCAGCACCTTGCCGTTGAGGATAACGTCTAGCTCGGTGCTGCGGTTCCAGCTAATGACGGCACTAGCTTGGTCGATAGCAATGAGACTCAACCCAGTCGGTGTTGCTGGCGGAGCAGTTTTGCCGACTGCTTCGATCTGCGTTGTAGCAGCAGTTGGCGACAGCCTTAGGTTGTCAGGGTTGACGCTGTAAACCTCAATGTCATAGGTGCCAGCAAGCGCAACATCAATGCCGTAGGCAAGCGTCTGCTGATCGACCTCTGTCCAGTTGCCATCATCAATCCGCCAGCGGACGCGGTAAACATCAACGCCATCTACCGCTGGCCACGACACATCAATCTGCGCCAGCACAATGCCATTGCTTGCAAAGATGCGCTCTGTGGCATCCACGTATGTTGGCGCTTCGTAGACGATGTTTAGGTTGGTGATGTCACGCTGCTGCAGCGGTACGTCACGCTCGATGTAGTCGTATTTGGTGCTGTTGTAGGCAACTGCGCTGATTGTGTATAGAGCTTCATCTTGCTCGGCAATGCTGATCACGCGCCAAGTGGATGCCTCTAAATCTGCTGTCTGGTACACCCAGATGCTGTTTGGATTCGGTGCGCTGCTATACGCACTGCTGACCGTGATGACATTGCCAACAATGCTGCTGACGGTTTTTGATTCAACCGTCCCATCAGACAGGATCACAGATAGCGTCGGGCTGGTGCCAAGTACCAAGTCGGTGGCATCATCAACGGTGATTGCAGTTGTCGTTGCAGATGCAATGCGACCACCACGGCGCTGCTGGCTGCGGGTTGGATCTGCGATCTCGATGATCTGACCAGGCTGCACGATCACGCCAGCATCAAGCGATGCCGTGAACGACACCACCTGCGTCTCGTAGCGATTCGAGTACAGCAGCCACTCACCAAGGCGATGTGCTTGCCCACGACTGGTGCAGGCGAACGCTTGAATCTCAGCCTTCTGCACGCCGTAACGCTGAATGCCGTCTAGATCCTCGACAACCTCCTGCGCGATGTCACGTGTCTCCATGTTGAAATACGAGACAACAGCAACAGTTGGGCGTCCCTTTAGATTGCTGTTTTGATAGGCGAAGCCTTCCTCTGTGACATTCGCCAGCGTGAATAGATGCGCGATTGAATCCGGTGCATCCTGCGCAATGCTTAGTGAGCCCTCCGTCCAAAACGGCATGGCGCGAAACACTGAGCACAGATCATTAACCAGCTTGTATGCATCTTCTGATGACTGAATGTTGACGTTGCAGGAGAAGCGTGGCTCTTGCCCGCCAAAGCCATCGGGCACAGTGGCGCCACAATATTGACTGGCGCTGAAGAATGACCACTTATCAAGTTGCGCTGGCTGAATGTGATCGCCAAACCCATAGCGCTTTGATGTCAACAGATCCCATAAGATCCATGCTGGGTCGCTGCACCATTCCTTATTGGCTTTGAAATTACCTCCCCATGCGCCGCTGTATGACAGCGCGCCGGTGGATTGATTGACTGTGGCATTATCTGGTATTGCAATCTTGATGCCACGCACGCGATAGCTGCGTGATGGAATGTTGCCAATCTGCCTTGCATCTAACCTGATGCCAACCAGTGCTGCATTGGGATAGCGCAGTCTGCCATAGATGATCTTGGTGTATGACGACCATTCAAAACGATCGCGCAATGATGCCTTGGTTGAATCTGCAGTGACTCGCGTCACCTTAATGTCAACCGGAAATGCGCCATCGATCTCGATCTGGTAATCGCGGTTGTAGGGATCAAGTGTCTTGCCGTTGATCGTGTCATCAATAACGGTGACATACGATCCACCGCTGTAGCGCCGTGCAATCTGCACGCGCACCTTGGCGCCTTTGCTGCCATTGCTGGAGAACAGCACAGGGAATCGCAGGGTCACGCGCACTGCATCGACGTTGTTATCGGTGATCGTGCGGATGACTGGATTATCTTTTTCTACGGTTGCGCCGACTGTTCGCTCTTCATCAATCGACTGATCGCCGAACTTAATCGGTGCTTGATCTTTGGTGCCTACTGCGGTCGTATCGACGCTGACGTTTTGGAAGTTGCGCCGCCCATTGCTATCACGCAGTGGCGTGTTATCAAAGAAGATAGATGCCTCACCATCAACCAAGCCCTCGATCTCACCTTCGCTGATCAGGTCGATGATCTGCGTGTATTGCGTAGATTGCAGCGCCATCAGCCTTTTACCTGCACTGTATCGAGTCCGGCACTGATCACCACTGATCCAGTGATCACTTCACCGTAAACGATTGGCACCGGAACGCCAGCGCGAGCAGTATTCTGCACGCCGCTAAAACTGAAGTTAGATCGTGGATCCTTTGACTGCGCGATTGGCATTGGCGATGCTGCAACACCAACCTGCGGCGCTGGCTGTGTAAGCGCAGATGATGCGTAGGCAAGACCTGCACCAACAGCGCCGAGGGTGATGATCCGCCCGATGTCACCGCCAATGATGGTGCCAAGTATGGCGCCGCCAAGCGCAACCAAGCCGCCAGTTATCAGGTTGCTGCTGCTGCTTGCTTGCTTTTGATTGCGACGATCAATATCCTCTTGCGTTCTAGCAATCTCACCCGAGAACACCGGCACAATACGCAATTCTTGCGCACCGAGTGGATCATTCAGCTCCTCGTAGCCGGTCAGCCTGTAGTCACCGATATAGATTGCATACCACTGATTCAGGATGTGCTGCTTCACCTGCGGATAGTTTGCCGCTAGGAATCGAAATGCTTCGGCTGGTGTGCTAATTGCTGCCTTGAATACCCGCTGCCCGATGCACTTCGCTAGCTGCCCATACACTCGGATGGTATTCATCGGACCATTGCTCGGTGCGTGGATCAATGATAAACCAGCTCAATCCGCTGAGTTGTATCCCTCTGATGTCCAGTCTAGATGGCTGAATGCTGCCGCCTGGATGACTGTGAATGATCGCTAGCACAGTGCCTGAGTCTTCTGCTGCTGCGTAGTCCAGCGGATCCATGGCGAATTCCTCGCCGCTGTTTGCCATGTTGCGACACGGCCAGTAGATCACCGCATCTGGCTCAAGCTCCACCAGTAGCCCGCACGATTCATTGGGGTCTTGCTGCTTTGCGTGCTGCATTGCAGCATCACGCCAAGTAAGTGCTGACACCAGGGAAGCCTCCAAAGTTCAAGATGCCGTTAGTGCGGAAGATGTAGTTTTGATCCGGTGTTGAGAATGTATAGGAGGTGCTTGGTTGTGCCTGTACTTCATAGAAGCTGTAGGTGCCTTCACTGCCGTTCACTTTGCCTTCAAATGACACATAAATGCGCGTCAACCCGCTGCTGTTGCTGATGATGCTACCAACCCTAGCTGCATCTGCCTCGGCAATCGTAGGGCCAATAACATACAACCCGGATACGATATTTGTTCTGTTTGGCACCACAATCATCCTGCTAGTTGGATCTGGATCGCGCGGGTTAGATGCATAGCCAAACTCCTGCACCTTGAGATAGGAGCTTGACTTGGTAGTGATCAACGTTGCGATGTTCAACCATGGCACAGGCTGGCTAAGCGTTACCGTAGTGCCGCTGATCTCAGCAATGGTCGTGCCGGTTTGGATGTTAGGTCCGGTCACAATCATGCCAACAGCTAAGCCTGCCGCTGATGCCACCGTGAGCGTTGTCCTGCCGGTACTCAGTGTTGCTGTCGTGCTAACAACGCTTGTAGCTGTAGCGTTGGCGCTCATTGTCACGATGTTGCCGCTGACGCTAGATACCGTTGCGCCAGATGGCACGCCAAATCCTTTGACCGGAAATCCTGCCGCGATGGATGTGCCATCAGTTAGCACAAGTTGATTGCTGCCGCTTGTGATATTGCCGGTCCTAACGATCTGACCAAACCTGCGCTCGCAACTGCTCAGCCGCTTGCCGCATACATCCTCAGCAAGTGTTGCAACTGGATTGTCGTCAACGTCAAAATACTGCGTGCCGTTGTACTGGCAGGTTTCAGAATCGCGGTACACCCAAGGGCAGTAGGTGCTGACGCATTCACGTTTTGGCGCACGCACACCGCTTAGGTCGAAAACTGAAGCAAGCTCAAACTGCACAACATCACGGTTCTCAAGTGCAGTGCGGTCAATGTAGAACACCTGACGCGGAAACTCCGCCGTAGGGTCTGGGCTGTAGGGGCTGACTCCACCAGGGAAGTTATCGGCGTCGATGTAGCGCGCCAACGTGCGGATGCGCGTGACCTTGGCGCCTTCAATGCCACGCGGCAGACTAAGGATCAACCCGGTGATCGTGCCGAGCAGATTGCTCATCGTGAGCGTTGGACGCGGCAGCGTGCCATTGCCACTCATCTCAAAGCCTTCAGCTTGAACAGGAAACCACGAGTAGGTGTTGCCGTTCCATATCAAACCACCGGGCTCTTGCGCAGTGGTATCGCCGTTTTCGTACAACAGCAGTGTGCTATTCTCGGCCTGCAAAGCACCGCCAGGTTGCAGATTGATGCCTGCGTGGAAGCGGTACACATCCGCTACGCCATGCTGCGCAACATTAAGCTCTAGCTCAAACAGCTCAATGAGTGCGCCAGGGTTGATCTCCTGTAGTGCCGCAAATGGGACTGCCATTATGGTTCAAATACCTGCACGAATGTTGCACTGACCGTAGCGCGATTGTTGTACGGTATGGACTTGCTCCACTCAAAGCACACCCACTTGTAACTGCTTGCCTCGCCCGGTGGCGTCCAGTCGAAGCTATCACTATCTGCGGCGCGTGCATCTAGGAAGGCTTCAATCGTATCGGCGTCAGTCTCGGAAACGTTAAACGTCAGAGTCCATACCTTTGGGTTTTGATTCAATCCAACGGTCAACCGGTGCTGATAGCCATCACCAAATTGCACAACACGCACGCGTGGTGCGCTGCCCTTTTGGGCGCCATAGGTTGGTGTGATCGCAGGGAATGTTGCCATTACGCAAGAATGCCTCCGGGTCGCTTCTGTTTCACCAATTCTGACTGCACAGCGGCTGCGATCACACGACCCAATGCAGCGCCAGATCCTGCATCACCTTGCACGCTGCTGCCGCTGGCATCCACATTGACTACCACGTTGGTGGCGCCAAAGGTGCCGGATGGTGCAATGCCTCCGCTGCGCCCTGGCGTAAACAGCTCTGGACCACGCTCGCCGACGAGGTAGCTGCGACCGCTGGATACGCTGCCGCCCATGGCACGCTTGCCGCCAAGACCAACCATGCCGAGCAGTCCGCCACCAGTGCCGGATCCGGTCATGCTGCCGAATAGGGCAAGGTTGACGCCAACATCAATCAGCTTGGCTGAGATGCTGCGCAGCACCTGCGAGGCGACATCACCGAGGCTCTTGGTGCCATCAATAGCGCCTTGGATGGCATCAACGACGCCATCCTTGATGGTGCTGCCGATGTCAAGGTAGAGCTGCTTCATCTGGTCAGCAGCGGCGATCTGCTTCTTCAGTGCTTCGATGCCTTGCAGCTTGGCTTTAACGTCCGCTTCAGACAATCCTTTGGTGTCCTTCATCAGGTCACGCAACTGCTGCTGCAGGATCACCTCAGCTTCGTTGCCGTTCAGCTTGGCGCGTAGCAGCGCCTCCTCATCCATCAATGTTTGCAGCTTGCCTTGCCCTGCTTTGATCAGTTCTTGGTCTTTCTTTGCTTGCTCCTCTTGCAGCTTGAACAAGTCTTCATCAAGACGCAATGCACGCTCTTTTGCCTTGTAGCGCAACTCAGCGATCTGATTTGCTTTTGCCTGCGCGGGCAGATCTTTATTGGCAAGAATCTCAGTACCTTGCGCGCTGATTGCTAGTAGATCCTTTTGCGCCTCGCGTGCTAGTACCAGTTGTTGGTTGTTGTTCTTGCGTGCAGTCAGCAGCCGTTGTTGAATGATGAACTCTTGCTGCGCAACACCAAGCGAGCGGCTGCTTAACGCAATCTGCTGCGCCGCACGCTCTGCTTCACGCTTGCGCTTTTCTTCCTCGCGCTTTGCTTTTGCTGCCGCGCCTTTATCCTCCTCGGCAAGCAGCGCTGGTGGTTTGGTTGTTGCAGCGGGCGCAGTTACAGTTGGCTTTACTTGACCAGTCCGCAATCCAAACGCTTCTATCAGATCTCTCTCGCGTTGCGATGCAAGCTCTTGAAACTGACGATTACGCTCAAACGGATCTCGTATTCTGCGGCGATTAACTATGTCTTCCGCTTCGCGTTGCGCTTGACGTAGTATTTGTTGGCGTTGGCCTTGGTTTAAACCAAACGCTCGCGCTCGCGCGCCAGTATTCAGCAAATTATTGATCGTATTGATTGCAAATATCGCTTCATTTAAGACTGACTTGATCGCAGGCGTCAGACTCGTTCCGATTACACGCGCAATAGTCTCAACACCATCCGTCAAGGTGCTGAACTTGCCTGCCAGCGTGTCGCTCTGAGCGATAGCACCGTTGGCGTACTTGCCGCCTTTTTCTGTCAGGCGAACGATGGCAACCTCAACAGCTTCTGCGCTGATGCGACCCTTGCTCAGTGCCTTGCTGAACTCCTCGCCGGTGAGCCCATACATCTTGCGCAGCTCATCCTGCAGACCAACGCCACGCTCCTGGAACTGCAGCAGCTCCTCGCCTTGCAGCCTGCCCTTAGCGATGACTTGACCGTAGGCAAGCGACAACTCGCCAAGATTGGCGCCAGTCGCGCCGGCTACGTCACCCAGTCGCCTGGTGGTTTCAACCACCTTGTCAGCGCTGACGCCAAAAGCTGTTAGTCTCTTGGCGGTCTCGATCAGCTCCGTGCTGGTAAACGGCGTCACCGCGCCAATCGCCTGCAGTTCAGAGATGATCTGCTTTGCCTTATCAACGCTGCCCGTCAGTGTTTGAATGCTGCGGGTTTGTGTTTCAAGCTCTGCAGTCTTGACAACAACAAACCGTATTGCAGCCGCTGCAGATAACGCAACGCCAAGGCTTGCAACGGCACCGCGCAATGCACCAATGCCTGCTGTTGCCGCTTTCGACGCACCGTTGATCTGCTGCAGGTTGCGTACAGCAGACTGACTGTTTACCTGTACGTCAACAACAGCAACAGCCACGGCAGCACCTCCCTATGCAACCAGTCTACCGCCGTGACTTAGCGCGATCCATTGCTTCCTTCTCGCGCTTGCCTTTCACTTCATAGTAGGCAGCAAAGTGAACAAACTCAGCATCAGTCAGCTCAGTGCGTAACCGGCTGACTGTCATGCCGAGTTCTGTAGCAAGGAAGAACTCAAAGAATAACCATGAGTCTTCCTCTAGGCTTTTTTTGCTTCCTCAAGGCTGGGCTCACCGCCAAGACCAAACAAGAACAGCTCAAGCTCGTTCAGCACACGCTCCGGCAGCTCGCGTTGCAGCTTGGCTGCATCAGCCGGTGCAAACGCCTTGGTGCCGTCCTCAAGCTCTGCCACTTGACACAGCACCTGCGTGCTGATGTCGAGCGCTTCATCGCCACCAGCAAGCGCCATCGCCTTCTTGCGATCAGCGCGAGTCACCGGCTTGAAGTACAGATCCATCACCACAGTGCCGTCGTCTTTAGTGACTTCAAACTTGCGGCGCTGGTTGAGATCAAAAGCGCCCGTGAGTAGATCAACCGGGCGCTGGTTTGCAGCAGGCATCAGATAGAAAGCGTGAGTGTTCCGGACGTCACGAACGAGACTGTAACGATCTCGATCTCGCCAACGGTAGCACTGTATTCAGTGCTAGTCACGACCACGCTACCGGTGATCTTTTTGCCGCCGGTTTCATCAAGGTACAACTCAACAAAGGCATCAGCCTCGTCGGTTGCTTGGTTGACGTCTTTGATCAGGTCCAGCTTGTCGCCAGCGCCTGGTGCGTCATACATCAACTCGATGGTGCCGCTGCCGCTGATCAGTCCACCTACGTTGGCGCGATAGGTGTCGCCGTGAGTAGTGGAGTCATAGGATTCCTTCTCAACGGTCATGCTCCACGACCGCACGGCAGCGATCTCGGATACACCGCCGCTGCCTGCCTTATCAAAGAAGACAGTGCCTTGTTGTCCGCGATAGAAAGCCATGATCAGATGTCCAGGGTGATGGTGCCGTTGGTCACGAAGCTGACCGTGATCACTTCAATCTCGCCAACGGTGGCGGAGTATTCAGCAGAGGTTACGACACCATCAAAGCTGATCTTTTTTGTGCCAGCGGTGTCAAGGTACAGCTCAAACAATGCAGTGCCTGCATCGTTTGCAGTGTTGACGTATTCGATGAAGACGTTGGTTTCATCGGCGCTGCTGGCTGTGTACATCAGCTCGCAGGTGCCGGAGCCGCTGATCAAACCGCCGACATTACCACGATAGGTATCACCCAGTGCGGTGGTGTCGAGCGATTCCTTTTCAACAGTCAGCGACCATGCACGAGTGCTGGCGATTGTTACTGCAGTGGAACCAGCATCGTCAAACTTGACGCTGCCTTGCTGCCCTCGGTAAAAAGCCATGGCTAGAGATCCTCGAAGGTTTCAAAGGTCATTCTGACCTGAGTTTGGAAGTAACCCTCAGGAGCTGGCGCAGCCACCACCTCTGGGCCAGTAGGCGGGTCAAAATGAACACCGCTGATTACCACCCTATTGTAAAGGTCGCGGATGCGTTTACCGATCGTGTAATTAGCGCCAGGTCCTACGCCTTTAGCGGTAAAGATATTGACCAAGACCAGACCGATCACGCTATTGCTGCTGCCGGTAGTGCCGCCCATCGTGAGATAGTTGTTGTTGCCAAAGCTGACCAAACACTGCACCCATGAGCTATTTGGTGTTGGCGTATACGGCATGTTGTGGAACACAACCGGAATCGCGGGCGATAGTGCCAGCTCAGTTGCAAGCCTGCCTTCAATCGTGGCTCGTACTGTGTTGAGATTCAGCGCAGCCATCAGTCTTCCCTCCCAATCTGATCAGCGCGTTGTCGCGCCCAGTTTGCCATTTCACGGACAATTACATCCGGATAACCCTTTTCGATCTGATTGTTCTTTGACCGCCAGCGTCCATTCCATGATGGTGGCAGATAGCTGCCATAGATCACTGGTTCTGCATACGGCAAGCTGTTATGGATGTGGTAGACGTTACCGGCGCGTTCCACTTGATAATCAAGCCTGCGCGGCGGCACGATTGCAGGCACGCTGCTTTGCGGTCCTGGATCGTAGCCCGGTGTGCCTTGCTCACTGATTGACCACGCCAGCCGCAATCTGCCGGTATCAACTGGGCTGCCTTGCTTCAGCAGCACGTCAGTTTGAAATACAACCTCGCGCAGCAGGCGTTCATACTTGTCCTTGGAGTAATCACCAAACTGAGCGAGACTGATGCGGCGTGCCATGGTTATGCCCTCAGGATCAGCTCATAGGTAATGGCTGTGTTGTCCTGCTCAATGGTCTGCACGCGGATCACCTGATGGCTGATGCCACCGATCAACACGCGGTCAGTTGCGGTTGGTGCATTGGTCACATCAGCCGCTGCGATCGTCAGCCGCTTGTCGCCAGCTTGGATCAGCTCGTTGACCTCGCGTAGGTTCACATCCTCCAGCACACCGCGCACGCTGGTGTCGGTTGTGGTTTCCGTGATAGCGCCGGTCGTGGTGTTGTAGGTGCTAGGTGTGACACGGCGGATGGTGACCGTGCCGCCAAACTTAGCCATCAGCTTGCTGGCTACCTTACGCAGCGGTGTTGCAAGCGTCATGCGGCACCTTCCAGCTTGATCTTGTCGTTGTCCTCATACAGCAGCAGATCGTTATCTTCTGCTGCCATGAACTCAAGCGTCACCGTATCAATGACCGGTGCTAGGCGGAACTGCCCATCAAGCCCGATCATCAAGCGGTTGTTACCCCAAAGCTGCAGCAGATCGACGCTCTGCAGGATGGTGCCTTTAGCGATGTCGATCCGCGTCATGATTCAGCTCTTGGTGACGGTGAGCAGGTTGTCGTTGGCGTCGTAGGTCATGGTGAGCGTTGCCACCAACTTGCCACCTGATCCACCGCGGTAATACTCAACAGTGGTCAGGTTGCCGCTGCCGTCGTAGGTGTTGCTGATGTAGTCATGCAGCGGGATCTCAAGGCCCTCGCGTGATACTGCATCGCCGCCACCAAGGAAGATGCTCATGACCGTCGGATTGCAATGTTGCCTGGTCCACTAATTCTAAGCCCGGTCAGATATCGCTCCATCAACGGCGGCACCTTATCAACACCAGACTGCGGGCTGTTTTGGTTGACGCTAACGCTGATCGGCCCGATCGTGACACTGTTGTAATCCTCAAGCCCGTTCAGTCCTAGCCCGTCCTTGTTGTTGTTCAGGTACACCGCAAGCACAGCCTGCGCCTGCTTGATCTGCGTTGGGATCTCGGTGTCGGTGTAGTAGTCGGTCGTGATCCGAAATGGGAAACCAACCGCGTAGGTATTGATGTAAGTGTCAGGTTTGCGCACGCCAGTGCGTGGCCACTGCAATGCCTGCGTATCAGTTGCGCGTGCGCCTAGGTAGCGTTCACGATCCAGCCGCTGCGTTGCGGTGTATAGCGCACGGTTCTTTTGATCAGTGGTTGCTGATGCCCATGCCGTGACATCATCATCCTCAACCAAGCCATCAATGATCGCTTGCGCATCCGCCAGCGTCAGGTAGCTGTTGGCGTTTGCGCCGCCCACTGTGGCGTCGATTACTATTGCCATCGGTTTGTACCTCTGGGGTCAGTGTAGGCTCTGCCATAGAAATAGAGGCTGCCTCCGTAGAAGCAGCCTCCCGTTCACGCAGTCGCCGAAAGGCGTACATGCCCATCAGGCACGCTTCAGCAGCACGGTGACGATCACACCAGCCAGGGTGGTGGTGGTGCCAGTCACATCAAGGCTGAGACGGTTGCCAGCCTCAAGGGTGAGATCGGCAGTGGTGTCAGTCAGCGCAGGTGCTTGCTCAGTGAGAGCAGTGCCCTTGAGGTTGATCTTGGTGCTGCCGAGCAGGTCATCACCAGCGGTGGCGGCTTCGGTGCCTTGGCAACGACGAATCGTTGCGGTAACAGCACCAGCGTCATCACCGGCTACGGCGTGCACTTCGCGGATACCCACGACGGTGCACTTAACCGGAGCGGTCCAGAACTGCACATCAGCCACCGAGGAGGCGATGTAGTGAGTAGCAGTCAGATACTGCTCAGTGCTCAGCTCGAATTGGGAAGGTTGTGCCATGGTTAGTTACCTCAGTAGTTAGAAGTGACAGTGGCACGCACGATACCAATGTTCTTGGTTTCGTACACCTTCGCCCAGTTACCAACAGTGGCAAGCTGTGCTTGAGTCGGGTTGGTGGTGGTCACCGCCCAACGTGCACCAACCGGGTGGTAGGTGTAGTGCAGGTCGATCGACATTGCATCGCTCTTAGCGAGGATGTCGCGGTCGGTTTCAGTGCGCATCGCCATCTGTTCACCGCTGGCGATAGCGCCTTGGGTGAAGAAATAGATGGGATAGTTGGTGCTGGTAGGCGCGATGTCGTCAGAGACGATTACGCGGCAACCAAGATAGAAAGGCACTTGATAGTTGTTGGTATAAGCACCAGCGATGCTGCCACCAACAAAGTCGGTCACCGAAGACGTCAGACGAGCGTCAGTCTCGGTCACATAATCAATCGCCTTGCGCTCCACCAGGTCGAAATACACATCGCTGTGCATTGCAACGGCAGCCAGCTTGTCGCCTTGATCACCCAGCTTGGCGCGTGCCTTGCTGACGGTACGGGGGGACAGGATGGCGCGGGTGTCGCCAGACTCGGAGTCCACTGCCAGATCGAAGAATGCCGAGCTGGAGGTGTTAGCCGACAGGCTGCCGAACACGCCTTCGAGGCACTTCAGCAAATCCTTCTGACGCTGGTTGGCAACATAGTCAGCCACCTTGCTGGCGATAGCAGCCATGGGATCAGCGCCGGATGCCATTGCAGCGAGATCACGCACTTCAAATGCGCGACCGCGGTGCAGGATTACACCGGTCTGCTTGGCAGCTTCGATTTTGCCGGGGGTCAGGCTGGTGCTATCGGTCAGCACCTCGAAGTCGCCGGAGAGGTTTGCCTTGAAGAAAGGCACGTTAATGAAGTCACCACCCTCAGTAGCATTCAGCTCCGCCATGGGCTGCACCACACCGCTAGCCAGGAAGGCGTCGCGCTGGGTGGTTGCCTCGATGACGTAAGGCGTAAATACCTCGGGGATGATGATGTCAGAGCGAAGAGTCGCCATGATGGATCACCAGGAATGGGTTACAGATTGGGCGCAGCCCTATATCACCAGCGCAGCCGGCTGCCGATAGCTTAACGGTTTGCGGCTGCTTTCATACGTTCGTACAGGTCACGATCAGTTTTGTACAGACGTGCCTGTTCAGTGAGGTTGAACGTATCGCGATTGAATGGATTGGTCATGCCGGTTGGCACGCTGCTGCTGGCGCCACTGGTAGGTGCGCCGCTGCCTTGCGGCTTGGGTTGCTTCTGCATCCATGCCGGCAGCGTCTTCGCCCACTCCTGCACTGGTGTGCGCTGGTAGCCATCCACTACCACGACGGTGCCATCAGCTTCGCGCTCGATTGATTCAGGCTTGAGCTTCGTCTTCAGCACCATGTCCGGATCGTGGACGATCTCAGCCAGTGCCGTCACTGCTGGTGTGACAAGCTCCAGCTCGCGGACGCGTGATTCAAGTTCTGCGATGCGCTGGTCCTTCTGCGCCGTCGCCTCGCGGAACTGCTGCTCCAAAGCCTGTCGGGCCTCTTGGTACTTGCCTTGTGATTCAAGCTGCTGCTGTTCGTAGTTGCGCTTGAACTCAAGTAGCTCTTCAACATTGACACCATCCGGCGCCTTGGACTTCTTCGCTGCTCGCAGTTCAGCGATCAGCTCCTGATTCTTGCGTTCTAATGCCTCAACACTGCGCTGCAGTGATTCGGTATTTCCGCCCTCAATAGCCGCAGGCTCTTGAGTTTGTTGTTCTTCAGACATGGATAAGCCGCAGGCTTAAGTGCAAGCCAAGGTTACCACTTCTCCTTATTGGCCCAATAAGCGGCGGACATTTTGCCCTTGGCGATATTGGCAGCATGGCGTGCTTTGAATGATTCGCGGCGTGCCTTTGCTGCTTTTGACTCATCAGGCTTAGCTGGGCTGCCGCTGACTCCCTGCTGACCAAAACGGATCAGCTTCACTTTGTCACCTTCCTTGGCGAGCACCGCATGGGATTTGTTCGGATGCTTTGGCGTCCGCTTGGGTTTGTTGTAACCCTCAAACTGCTCGCCGCGGTAGGTGATCATTTCTTCTTCGCCGTCTTAGCAGCAACCTTGAATGCAGCAGCAGTTGGCCTGCCTGCTTCACCCTTGCGTGCCATGCGCTCCTTTGCACCTGCCTTGATGCGCTTGCGCTTGGCATTGATGTTGGCATAGAGACCTGGCTTAGCCATTACTTAGTCCCCTTCTTGCGTGTTTTGCCGGCTTTTGCGAGTGCGATTGCTACGGCTTGCTTTTGCGGCTTGCCCTTTTTCATCTCGCTTTTGATGTTGGCTGATATCACAGCCTGCGACTTGCCCCGCTTCAATGGCATAGCGCCAGTCTTCAACTGCAGGCAGTTTACTCAAGTCAACCGTTGCCCAGTAGTAGCTGCCATCTTCGCGCTGGCATAGGACTGCTGGCATCCATGCCTCGCCGATCAGCACCTCAACCGGATCGCTGACCAGCAGACCATTGCGTTGATGCAGCGTGCTAGGCAGATCCATATCGCGCTTGTAGCTGCTCTAAGGTTAGCTCTGAGCCATCATCACGCACGAGCTTGGCTATTGCATCCTTGGCGCCATGCTTCTCTGATAGCTTGCGGAAGTATTTGGCCTTCTCCGCACCTAGCGCCTTGGCTTGTGTTGCTAGGTCTTGCTTGATCAACCACTCGCCGTAGGTGGTGTTACCTGGCACCATGCCGCCTGCTGCTGCACGCTTACCTACTGGCAGCGGCGGTGCGCCTGGTGGTAGGTCAAGGACTGGCACTGTGGTGCTGCGACAGTTGAAATGCTGCGGCGGTGTTGGTCCTTTGCCGTATTCAAATTCTCTACCATCCAATGCACGGCAAATGCTGCTGGTGCGGGCATCCAGTGTTGCCAGATACCGATACTTCTTGGTGATGTCTTGATTTGCTTCATACACCTGCTGGCTAGCAGCATTGGCAACTTGGTTAATGCTAGTGCGTACCAAAGTATTGATCTGGTTATTAGCCATCCGTGTTGCATCACCGCCACGTGCCACGGTTTCCTTGATGCCTGCAGCACGCCGCTGCCCTGCAGTGGTTGCGGGCTCACCAAACTGAAGTCGATCATCGCTGCGCTCCAGCGTGCCCTTGAGCCGCTTGGCGATTGCAGGCGTCGGCTCACCAGTCAGCAAGCCATTGCGCACGACTTGAGAGAATCGCTCAGCCTGATCAACCGCAATGCCGCGGAATGCCTTGGTGACTACTTCGCCATTGGGCAGTGTGATGGTGGCACCGCGTGCTGCTGTAAGACTGAACGTTTGCGGTGCGCCCTGCACTGCAGCGAACAGATCATCACTCAATGCCACAACGTTGATCTGCGTTGGATCTGTGGTGACAACTGACTGCGCAAACTGCGGGCTGATCTCAACCGTGTTGACAATGCTGCGCTGACCGGCTGGCAGTGCAAGCCGTAGCTGCTCGGTGACAAACTCTGATTGCAACTGCGCAATGCCCTGCAGTTCAGTTGCTGTGATCTCAGTGCTGTCTCCAGCCCATGTAGCGAGGCTGTCCTTGAGTTGCGCCAAGATCGCGCGCAGCCTTGCAGCCTTGACCGGTGCTGCCAGTTCATCAATGGCGCGGAGCTGATTGACCGCATCAATGATGATGTCGTTGTAAGCATTGATCAACCGTCGTGCAACGCTATTGCTGTAGCGGTTCAGATCAATGGCATTACGAAATAGCGCCTCCGGTATGTCACTCATTGGTAGATGCCGAGATCTTCAGGGTTGTATCCACTGCGGATACTGACATTTGCGCCTTGTCGTAATGCAGTGCCAACCAATGCAGCAAACGCCTCAAACCCATTATCGCCATCTTCCATCAATGTGACTTGATCCACTTCGTGCGCCTTGCCATCTTTATACCAAGTGATACGAACGATGGCTAACACCTCAGGTGGCAGTAGCGAGACGTGATAATCCAGCTCTTGCTTGCGCGGTCGCTTGGGTTCAATCATGATCATGATGTCAACAAGCCGATCGGTAATCCAATCAAGCGCGCGGTAGATCAAGCCCAGCATTGGCCGTAGCCTCAAGCTCTGCGTCCACGTTAAAGTCGTCTCCCAATACGTCGCCCTCCGCCAGCTCGCGCAGTAATGTTTCTTGCGTGATGGTGCCAGCGGTGTAAAGCTGCAGCAGGGATTGGATGTCTGCAGGCTCTAGGCGAGCACCAAGGAAGTCGCGGTTGACGTAGGCACTGCCCGGCGCAGTGGTGTTGCCGATGTATTCAGCGTGGAACTGCAGGCAGTTGTCGATCATGTCCTGCACGTTCTGCGCGATCACCATCATGGTGCTATCGCCCTGGCTGCGATCAATGCGCTTTGCCTCGGCAGTTTCAGCCGATAGCTTCTGCCCGAGCACAGCCGATAGCCCTAGCTCATTGATCTGCAATGCAAGCTGCTCCAGCCTGCGGAATTGATAATCAAAGCTGCGGCCTTCAGGCTCGATGTAGCGTGCATCGCCATCAGCAGGAAATGCGATCGCTTCACCAGGGCCAGCGGATACTTCCTCTGCTGATGTTGGGAATCCAAAGAATGCAAGCATCGGCACTGCACTGATGTGCAGCTGATTATCAAGGTCAGATTGCACCTGATACGCCTTGAGGTTTAGCTCTGCGATGTCTTCAAGCGGTGGGCGTGATTCCATGAAACCATGCCGCTGTGCATATGCAACGCTGAATGGGATCTTGCTAAGGCTTGTGCGGCCTTCATCAACGATCTTGTATTCACCGTCGTCATTGCGCTGATGGAGCTGGTATTCACCGGGCGTCAGCACACGGATCTGCTCAACTGCCTTCTCGCCGTAGTCGGAGTCCGGTACGGTGACCATCTCAGCTAGCCGCAGTTGGGTCAGCACCTGCTGCCCTTCCTGCTGCTCAGTGCGCCAGCCAAGGATCTGCCGCGGGGTGTAGGTCACCCAATAGGGTCGACCGCCAGTAGCAGGTGCATCCACCAGTACACCAACGTGGCCATAGCGGACCATCTTGCGCGTGGTTTCATAGGTCCAGACGTTGAGGTCATTGCCCTGCAGATCAACATCAAACAACTGCTCGCGGATGATGTCGGCGGTGTCATCCAAGCGCACGGGCTTGCGCGTCAACATGCCGGCCAGCATCCGCTCTAGCCGCATGTAGAACGGCGGGCAGACTGATCGGGCTAGGCGGTTGTCGTAGGACTCATCCTGCTCCCTCGGCTCTTGCGGCAGATACCGGCGATGCTTCTTGCGCATCCCGTAGGTGCCTTGCAGCAAGTCTTCAATCAGGATCCAGTGCGGCTCTTGCGCATACCACGCCGTATTGGGATCACTGACCTTGGAAACGGTGCGCTGCGCCGTTGGCCGATCGTATGCGTTAAAGCCGGTGTACATCGCAGCGCGCCTAATCGGTGATAGTTTAAGCGGCTGCAGTCAGCGTGATGCTGTTGCGGCCAATCTTGATGTCAAACTCAGCGCCGGGTTCGTATCCCATTTCACGGAGATAGCCATCACCGATCTGCAGTTTGCCGTTGAATTGCACCTTGGCTTTGTAGGTCAAGCCGCGGCCGCGCTTGCTGGTCTTGCCATTGAGGTCAAGCCCTTTGGCTTCTAGCAGTGCTTCATAGAACTGGGTGAATGCAACGCGATCTTTCACGACATAGCCGCATTGGCGCAACAGTTCAGACTTAGGCATATCACCCAGTTCTTTGACCTTGGCAAGTAGCTCAGCACCCTTCAGCATGGGTAGAGGTAATGATTGGACTTGCGGAGCATAACAGCGTCGCCAAGGTTTGGGTATCTTTAATGCAGCATTGATGGCACACAATTCTGCCATCTTCAAGTTGCCATCCATCTGGTGGCCCTTCGTCTTGCCCGATAGGACCGCTGCAATCAGCGCAGATCATGCCCATTGCTGCATCAGCAAAGCTGCATCAGCGCGGAAGCTGGCGGCCACTTCGCGGATCAGGTCACGGGTGATCTGGGTGCCGGCGCGACGCAGACCCATCAGTTGATTACTGGCGCGACCAAAAGCCGCATCACGCTCAGCGCGGATTTCCTTGGTGATCTGCTGGCTGGTCTTGCCGGTGTTACGCGCGGCGCATGTGCGGCCAAAGTGGACTAGCTCGCCGAGATCAGACTGCATCAGAACTGTGGCCTTCAGGTTGGTGCGGCCGCAGCAGTCGCA